TCGCAGGTGGCGGAGTGGTTCGCAGGCGGCGACGTAACACAGCACAGCTACTACAGCGCGGCACGCGACTTCGTACCTTGCGGTGAGGGAACCTTCCCCAACGTAGTGGGCGAGAAGAGCAACGTAACTGGTAGCCTTGTCAACGGCACATCTGATGACTTCGTGGAGCGTACATAATGAGCAAGAGATACTTCGTTGTGCGGAACGTATCCGCAGTTAAGGATGGCGTGCAGGTAGCGTCGGGGACAGTTCCGGGGACTTCGCCGGCGCTGTTCACCAGCGGTAACGCCACGGCAGGCGACTGGGCCTTCTACAAGGTTCCTGCTGAGGGAGAAGTCCCCACAGGGGCTGAGGTGCATGAGCTGACCGTCGAAGAGGCTCGTCTAGCAGTACAGTCGGAGCTGTTCAACGGCGGCACTACCACCACTGAGTTCATCGCCAAGGAGCAGGAGGTTGCACAGATGCTCCGCGCTGAGTTCATGGTAGCGCAGGCCGCGCTGGATATCGCATCCGCTGAGGCACTGTTCACAGCTCTTGAGCCTACGTCACACGCGCTGTCGGCCGGTTCGCTTAACATCGCGTACTTCCGGTTCAACAACTCGGCGGTCGATCAAGATACCAAGGACGCGTTCAACCCCTTGTTCGAGGTGTTCTTCTGCAAGTTCCCGCGTAACCTGACATGACCACGTGGACCCTCTGGCTGTTACTGCACACCATTACTGGCGAGTACGTGGCGCTAGAGGGTCGCGTATACACTAACGGCAAGCAGTGCATGGAGGTGGCTGACGGCATCAAGGGCCGTCCCATCACCGGCGCTGTGGTCTATAAGGCAATCTGTAAGGAGAAGATAGATGTGTAAGACATGCGGATGCAAGGGCAAGAAGTGTAACTGCGGCGGCGGAGGCTACAAGTAATGCCCGCTAAGAAAGGCCCGTCTAAGGGCAAGGCGAAGGTCAAGCGCACGGCAAGTGGCAAGAAGGTCAGCTACGGCCAGAAGGGCGCTAAGGTCAAGCCCGGTACCAAGAAGGGCGACAGCTACTGCGCTCGGTCAGCGGGTCAGATGAAGAGCCACGGCAAGGCGGCTAAGGACCCCAACAGCCCGCTACGCTTATCACGTAAGCGGTGGAAGTGTAAGGGATCTAAGTCCACTAAGTAACACTTGACATCTCCCCGGAGCTGTGCTATAATAGGGGTTATGCGTCGCATGTCCGGGCGCGTTCCCCTCAACATGGCCTCAAGGAGACAACCATGACACCTATCACACAAGAGAAGTTCGACGAGCTAGTCGCATCAACCACCAAGTACCTTCAAGTTCTCATGGACAAGACTGCCGATCTAGAGAAGCGGCTCGAAGCTGTAGAGAAGAAGAAGGGCGCGAAGGATGAGTGACAAGTACTTCGACAACGCCCGTGAGATGTTCATGACTGAAGGGTGGAAGACCTTTCAAGAAGAACTCGACGAAGCGATCAGCCTCTGTACCCTAGACAGCGCCGGAACAACCGAGGAGCTGTGGCAGGCACGAGGCAGACTACTTACTCTGCGGCAACTGGCTGGTTACGAGAACGCCATGCTAGTCGCAGAAGCACAACAGGAGGACGACGATGCGTAAGATCATTGACGTCCGATGCCGCGATTGCGGCGAAGTACATGAGGAGTTTGGCAACCTCGACGATACCTTCCGGTGCGGATCGTGCGGAGGGGAGGCCAAGCGAATCATCAGTCCGGTTCGGTGCTCACTGGACGGCACGTCAGGGGACTTCCCCGGCGCGGCCATGAAGTGGGCCAAGGACCGTACTAAGCGGGGCGGCAACTCCTAAGCCGGGAATCGCTCTATACCTTAACATTCCTCCCGTATGGGATAAAGGAGTTCAATCATGGCTAACATTGTAGACGCTGAAGACTTTAAGCGAGAGGCAACCGTCATCGACGACGACGTCAACGCTACCGAAGAGAAGTTCGCTGACTTACCTGAGACGGCCGAAGAGGCCCCAGCCGAGGAAGCACCCGAGGTAGAAGAGACGCCAGAATCCGAGGACGATCTCCCCGAGAAGTACCAAGGCAAGTCAACTGCTGAGATCGCACGGATGCACCAAGAGCTTGAGAAGCGCTTGGGCCAGCAATCACAGGAAGTGGGAGAACTGCGTCGTCACTTCGACGAGTATGTGCAGACCTCCATCTCTGCTCAGCAGACATCTGCACCGGAAGCACCAGTAGAGGAAGACGTTGACTTCTTCGCTGATCCTGCTAAGGCTGTGGCACGGGCCATCGAGAACCATCCATCACTGCAACAGGCGCAAGCTGTAGCGGCAGAGATGGCTAAGTCTCAGGCACTTGCTAAGCTCAAGTCTAACCACCCCGACATGGATGTTGTCCTCAAGGACAGTAAGTTCAAGGAGTGGGTACAGGCTTCAGAGATCCGTACTCAGATGTATCAAGAGGCAGATCAGCGATACGACTTCGCTAAGGCTAACGAGTTGCTCAACCTGTACAAGGAACGAGCTGACGTAGTGGCCGCAACGAAGGCTGTCGAGAAGCAGGCTCAGAAGAACGAGATCAAGAAAGCTTCTACTGGCACGGCGAGAAGTAACCCCGAAGGCACTACTGCCAAGAAGGTCTACCGACGTCGTGACATCATTGAACTAATGAACACGGACCCTAAGCGGTACGAATCTCTCATGCCTGAGATCATGAAGGCGTACTCTGAAGGCCGTGTTAAGTAACTTCACTTTATCCTAACGGAGATATTATCATGGCAATCGGTTCTAATCACGTAACCAACACTACGGCGGCTACGTTCATCCCAGAGATCTGGAGCGACGAGATCATCGCTTCATACGAGAAGTCACTTGTTGTTAAGCCCCTCGTCCGCGCGATGAGCATGGTTGGCAAGAAAGGCGACACCATTCACATCCCTAAGCCCGATCGTGGCGAAGCCTCTGCAAAGGGCGCTGAGACTCAGGTAACTCTGATCGCTGGCACCACCGACGAGCTGATCGTAACCATCGACCAGCACTTCGAGTACAGCCGTCTGATCGAAGACATCACTGACGTACAAGCTCTGAACAGCCTCCGTCGCTTCTACACCGAAGACGCTGGCTACGCTCTTGCTAAGAACGTTGACTCTGCTATCATCGCTGAGTCTGCTGGCTTCACCGCTCAGCTCGAAGCTACTGCTACTGGCGTTCAAGCTGGCGCTGGCAGTGCTGTTGCGTTCAACGACGCGGCTTTCCGTGCGGCCATCCAAGTACTGGATGACAACGACGTTCCCGGCGACAGCCGCTTCTTCGTTATCCCGCCCGCAGTTAAGCGTGAGATGCTCGGCGAGAGCCAGTACATCTCTAGCGACTTCGTAACGGGTCGTCCGGTTGAGAACGGCAAGATCGGTTCTCTGTATGGTGTTGACATCTACGTCACTACTAACCTGCCTGTCGCCTCTGGCGAAGCTGGCTGTCTGCTGATGCACAAGGACGCTATCGTCTTTGCTGAGCAACTGGGCGTTCGCGTTCAGACTCAGTACAAGCAGGAGTGGTTGTCTGACTTGATGACTGCCGACACTCTGTACGGTACCGAGACTTACCGTCCAGAAGCTGGTGTTGTTCTGAACGTAGCTGTCTAATAGCTACACTAGGGGGAAAGCGCGGAGCGAGTACCCCTCTCACCCTACGGGGAAGAGACTCATAGGAGACTAGCATGTCAATCGACTACACACCCGCAACTAACTTCACGGCTAAGGACCGGATGAGTACGAGTAACCCAGATAAGGTACTATCTGGCGTACCATTCGATGTAGAGTTCCAAGCAATATCTACGGCGTTTACGTTAGCCGCGTCCAGCGTTAACCCTGACTTCACAGGCGACGCGACTCTATCGGGCAACCTAATCGTAGGCGGAAGCGCCAGCGTTGTAGGAGGCCTTACGGCCGCTACGGTCAACGGCACAGACACGGCCAACTGGGACGCCGCCTACGGCTGGGGCGACCACAGCACTGAAGGTTATCTTACCGCGTTCTCTGAGACAGACCCAGTGTTCCTTGCTCACCCCGCGGCTGAGTTCGAGGCAGGCGACAAGGCCGAGCTAGACTCTCTGGCCGCGTGGAATGACACGCACGGTTCTAAGACCGCCGGATGGGACGCCACCAAGAGCACCGTTGACGCCAACGCGGTGAGCTGGAGCGATAAGCTGAACGACGTAGAGTCACCTCAGTCAGGCGTGCAGTACACGCGTCAGGACGGCGAGTGGCAACCTATCGAGGCTAGCGTAGGCTCTTCCATTAACCAGACTCAGATCGACAACTGGACTGATGCGTATGACTGGTACGATGTTCACGGCGCTAAGACAGTAGGCTGGGACAGCGCGGCATCGTGGGTGGGCAACAACGGAAGCAAGACATTCTCCGAAGACTTTCCCGCCATCATCAACAACAACGGGGTTGTTTCTCTGGCCTCCGGAGTGTCCAAAGCAGAGGTGCGTAACCTAATCAACGCGGCTCCTGCTGGCGCTACCGTGGACTACGACGACATTGCCAACACCCCTAACCTAGCGCCCGTAGCGACCAGCGGACAGTACAGTGACTTGACCG